GACATGTGCTATGAGTACTATGACATTGAAGCAAGGTATAGAAAAGAAATTGATGATGGAGATACCAGATGTTGTTGGTGTTGTACAGGTACTATGATTGACACATCACCAAGTTCTGTTAGAGTATTTTTTATAATGGTACTAGCAATTGCTTGGTTGATTATTTTTAACATACCAACAGAGGATTAATGGAACTACCAAAAATTAAAAAAGAGAATCTAACACAAGAACTAAGAGAAGTTGTTGGTGATACTGACCTAGAGTTTGAATCTATAGTAGACCCTTCTGATGTTGTCAGCATACCATCACACATGAAAGATTTCTATCAAGATAGGTTGACAACGGCACAACGCTTGGTAGAATCTAGGAAGAGACACGAAGAACTTATGAAAAAGGTTCGGAAGTCTTGACAGTTATGTAAAGATATGTTATTATAAATAAAACTGATACAAAGGACTCGAAAGAATCGTAACCCTGTGTAGATGTAAAAAAGACTCCCATGTCGGGGTAGTCTATCATCCGCAGGTTTTTTATTACTTGCGAGACACTTAAAACAATCATGACTATTAAATCAACAATCGCTGCAGTAGCAGCATCTCCATTCCTTCTCGCTGGTGCAGCTTTTGCTGGTCCTTACGTGAATGTAGAAAGCAATCTTTCTTATCCTGATGGAGACTATTCTTCTGCTACTACAGATGTACATCTTGGATACGAGGGTACAACTGGTGCTGAAGGTGGAATCGCTTACTATGTACAAGGTGGTCCTTCACTAGTTCATACAGAAACTGCTGACGATACAGAGACAGAAATCTCTGCAAAGATCGGTGCTTCTTTCGCTGTAGCTGATTCTACAAGCGTTTATGCTGAGCTATCTGGTGCTACTGCTGGAGAAGATGCTTCTGGCGATACTATCCGTAACTACGGTGCTAAAGCAGGCGTTAAGTTCACATTCTAAGTTGAACTAACTTTCTAAATAAAGGGTGACTTCGGTCACCCTTTTTTATTCTTTAAACACATATGAATTTCGCAGTATATACTAAACCCGATTGTCCTCATTGCTCAAAGATAAAGCAAGTACTTGATGGTAAATCATTTTCATACAGAGAATATAAGTTGGGAGTGCATTTTACACGTGAAGCATTTCAAAAAGAATTTGGAAGGGGTTGCACTTTTCCGCAAGTTCTAGTAGACTCTGAAAGAATCGGTGGATGTACTGATGCCGTTAAATATCTTCAAGAAAAAAATCTAATCTAATGGAAGAATTCTACGACCTTGTTGAACATGCTATTGATGCAGCATTTGAAAAGGAAATATATCTTTTCAAATGTTATGATTACCTGAAGCATATCAAAGCAACTCGTAGACAAGTGAAAGAGTTTATTGATTCTAGTACAGCAAAAGAGTTAGCTCTCCTAGTATATGATCTAGAACAATATATTAAAGGTGGTTCGGACAATGAACACTGCCAACTTAGAGAAGCATATGGTCATTTGGGTAAACCAAGAGCAAGAAAGTTACGAAAGTATCTTCATGGTATACTGAGTGATTCCTGGCAATACGAGATTGATCGTAAACCAGGACGTAAGAAAGTCTCTAAATAAAAATAGCTGCGGAGAAAAACTATGGAACCAATGGTTGTTGCACTATCGGTACTAGTTGTAATAGGGGCATTTATCCTTGGGGTAACTGTTTCTTGGCTAGCAAAAGGATACGTTGAAGACTATGTTGAAAACGCTGCCTATGCTAGAGCAGTTATACATCCTGAAATGATGGATGCTAATGGTAATATAATTCACGATGAATTACTTTACCTTCGCAAAGAAAATGATTACTACACTGAATTCGATGATGATGAGGATTAATTATGCCAGCTAAAGGACTTGAAAATAGTAACGCTAGGTTACTTATTAGTGAGGTCTTGAGAAAGGTCTCTAATGCAAAAACTAAAGCAGAGAAGATTAAACTTCTCCAAACAAACAATAGTCAGGCTCTTAGGTCTCTATTGATTTGGAACTTCGATGAGAGTGTTATCTCTATGGTTCCTGAAGGTGATGTACCTTACACACCTAATGATGCACCAGTAGGAACAGACCACACACGTTTAGAACAAGAGGCGAGGGGTTTGTATCGTTTCGTTAAAGGTGGTCAAGATAGTTTGAAGTCACTTAAGCGTGAGTCAATGTTTGTTCAGTTGCTAGAAGGTTTATCAGCAGAAGAAGCAGAGTTGTTATGTCTTATTAAGGATGGTAACTTAAACTCAAAGTATAAGCGTATTACTAAGGCAGTAGTACAAGAAGCATTTCCACAAATTGAGTGGGGTAACCGTTCATAATGAACATCCTTCATGAAGACTGTGACCCTACGCTTGCAAAAGATACTAAACTACCTTATAATACTTACGTTGTAGAGTATAATAAGGAGGATAGGATTGCTTATGACATTGCTATGTCATCTAGTTCAGTAGAAGTTTTTGATCAGTACTATGATAAGTACAAAAAAGATTTTAAATTTCTTAAGCAAACTGCTGGCAGAGTTAATCCAAAGGTATGGAACAATCCAAAGCAAGCGAAAGCACCAAAGAAAAAGAAAAAATCATGAGTGTTTACAAGACTAAACAGACTGCATCAGAAAGAAAAGATCTTGAACGTGGTGCAGAAGCGGTGGCGACCCTTACTAAACCATTATTCCTAATGCTTTTATGGAATTGGTTGATGCCTGGTCTATTTGGGTTAGCAACTATAGGATATATAAAAGCGTTTGGCATTTATTTAATGTCTCGTATTTTGTTTAATCACCAACCAGTTAAAATAGATTATGAGTAAGGTATCATTGGTCTCTGTTACTCCTGACGCAGAGAAAACTATTGGTTATGTTGCTAGGGTATCTAACCCTAAGAATCAGGACAACCCAAAGGTTGCTGGACTATTAAAGTATTGTATTAAACATGGACACTGGAGTGTCTTTGAGCAAGCACACATGACTGTAGAGATATCAACTACAAGAGGTCTTGCTGCACAGATATTAAGACATAGATCATTTACATACCAAGAGTTCTCTCAGAGGTATGCTGACAGTAGTATGCTTGCTAAAGAGATTCCACTACCAGCATTACGCAGACAGGATGATAAGAATAGACAGAATAGTATTGATGATATAGATCCATTGATGCAACAAGACTTTGAAATTAAAATGCAAAGGCATTTTGTTAATGGAATGAAGTTATATAAAGAGATGCTTGATGCTGGTATTGCTAAGGAGTGTGCAAGATTTGTACTTCCTCTTGCTACACCAACTAAACTGTATATGACTGGAAGTATACGTTCATGGATTCACTATATAGATTTACGTTCTGCACATGGAACTCAAAAGGAACACATGGATATTGCAGAAGCAGTTAGAGGGATATTCATAGAACAATTCCCTATCATTGCAGAAGCATTAGACTATGTACACACCCAATAGAACTTTTCAACAATGCCTACGTACGATTTTATTAATAAGGAAACAGGTGAGATTACTGAGATTGCTATGTCAATGACTAAGCTTGACCAGTATAAAGAAGACCATCCAGAGTTGGAAAGATACTTTGGTAATCAAGCTACCTCTGCTACTTACGGCAAACCTAAATCCGATGATGGATTTAAGGAAGTTATGTCTAAAGTACAAGAGGCACATCCACTAGCAAATTTGAGTAGATTTACATAATGCCAAGAGCTAGAAAGAAATCCAACGGTAATGGTAATGGAGCACCACTTCAACCAATGTCTAAGAAGATGATGAAGCGTAAGAAACCGATTGATAAGTCATACATGACTGAGATCAAACCTCTTACAGATAATCAAACACTTGCGTTTGATGAGTATAAGAAGGGGAAGAATCTTCTCCTGCATGGTGCTGCTGGTACAGGTAAGACATTCATTATGCTTTACCTAGCACTACAAGAAGTGTTAGATGATCATTCACCTCATGAAAAAATATATATTGTGAGGTCACTTGTACCTACTAGAGAGATTGGATTTCTTCCTGGTGACCATGAGGATAAGTCATACCTATATCAAATACCTTACAAGAATATGGTGAGGTATATGTTTGGTATGCCAGATGATAATTCATTCGAGATGTTATATGAGAACTTACGAACGCAAGAAACAATTGACTTCTGGTCTACATCTTTTATCAGGGGTACTACTCTTGACAATGCTATTGTTATTGTAGATGAATTCAGTAACTTGAATTTTCATGAATTAGATAGTATAATAACAAGAGTAGGTGAGGACTCTAAGATTATGTTCTGTGGTGACATCACCCAGACAGATCTAACAAGAGAAGCAGAGAAGTCTAAGATATCAGACTTCATACAAATTCTTCAGGAGATGAAGGACTTTGCCTGTATTGAGTTTGGCATAGATGACATCGTAAGGTCTGGTCTAGTCAAACAATACCTTATCACAAAATATAATCTAGGTTTCTAATGAGTTTTACCTTTGTTGATGATCCTATCGTACCGATAGAAGTTGAACCAATTAATAAAGATGGAGTAAGGTTTTACCCTATTCCTGGTGCGGATAAATATTATCCGAGTGTTACCTCAATCACATCGTTTAAGAACGCAGCATTCTTCGCAGGTTGGAGAAAGAAAGTAGGTGAGCATGAGGCTAATCAAATCACTGCTAGAGCAACTCAAAGAGGTACTGCCTTCCATAGTATTACTGAGGATTATATTAAAGATAGATTAAATCTTGATAGCTACTTGGCAAATAATCCATTGTCTGTTAGAATGTTTCAGTCGGCCAAGACTACTCTTGATCGCATTGATAACATTCACTGCTTAGAGACTTTCTTATACTCACATTACCTTGGACTTGCTGGTCGAGTAGACTGTATTGCAGAGTTTGATGGTGAGTTAGCAGTAATTGATTTTAAAACCTCCACTAAAGAAAAAAAGGAAGATTGGGTTGAACATTACTTTGTTCAAGAGACTGCATACGCAGCGATGTTCCTAGAACGTTCAGGTATTGAGGTAAAGAAAATTGTCACACTCATTGCGGTTGAAGATGGGTCTATACAAGTGTTTCAAAAGTACAATCTTGATGACTATCTACAACTACTCAAATCCTACATTGAAGACTTTGTTAGGGGAAAAAATAATGCCTAAAGAAAATGTACTAGAGGATAAGTTTTTAACCCCAACTAAATTCTCTCAAGAAATTGAAAGACTAGTTCACGATAGTGAAGGTCTTATCACATACATCGAAGCAGTAGTAACCTACTGTCAAGAGCACGAAATTGAATTGGAAACAGTTCCTAAGTTGCTTGCCAAACCTTTAAAGGAAAGGTTGAAGTGTGAGGCACAACGTTTAAATTATATGAAACAATCATCGAAAGGAGTCTTACCTTTATGACAACCTTTTTCAAATCAAATCAGGTTCAAGAAAATCTTCAAGATATATTTAATACGTATCAAGAAATTGCTTCCGTAACTAATCAACTACCTAAAATGTCTAAGGAAGATAGGTTAGAACATATTGATAAGTGTAAAGTACTTATTGATAAGCAGAAAACATTTTATTTTAGATTAAAACTTGCTGCTAAGGAAGATGCTGAAGCATCAGATATGCAGATGAGAATTGATGCTTTGTCTCAAGCATTTGGGTATAAAGATCTTTTAGACTGCATGAATGCTATGATAGATACGTTAGGAAAAGCAGAAAATCAACAGCTTGACCTAACCTAAATAGTATGCTACGATTACACAGTAGCAATCAAATACACTCAATACGGAGAATACGATTATGTCATTTGCTTCACTAAAGAAAGCTGCCTCTGCAGGTAGTAGTCTTAGTAAACTGACACAAGAGATAGAAAAACTAAACCAACCTCAGACCACAGGTGCTGATGAGCGTCTATGGAAACCTGAGTTGGATAAATCAGGAAACGGTTATGCCGTTATCCGATTCCTTCC